CTGTCTGGAAACGCCCAGCTTGGTATTTCTTTTATTGAAATAACTCTTGTATTTGCTCCATACTCTCAGACCTACCAAATGGCTCCCGATAATGTAAAAGACTTAGGTCTGCAGTATTTTGAAATTGAGCAGAAAGTTTTTGCTGCCCTGCAAGGCTGGGACTGTGAGGGACTGTGTACACCATTAGTAAGAACTCAAGCACAAAGTCAGAATAATAATGATATAGGTATGAGGGTAAGAAAATTAACCCTCAGCACATCATTTGAAGATTATACCCTTGACCATGACGAATATAGAGAAGTGGAGTTTAGGTTTTCGGGAGATATTATTCCTTAAAACAGACTGAGCTGCTGTGAGGTCTCTCTAGGAATAACCATACCTTTAATATTCATCCATTGGCGGTAATTGATGTAGATATGATATTTAGGGAATATATGCCTAACTATACGAGTATCTGGCACATCATCATATTTGTGCTTCTTGTAGACTTCTACAATGTATCTTGCTCGTTTTAAGTAGTTTTCCCTATTTCTTGGCATGCTACAAAAATACCACGCAAAAAGATACAAGTCAAGGCGATTTTTAGCGAGTATCAGAATAAAAAAACCGCCTACAAATGCAGGCGGCCAAAAAATAAAATATAATATAAAAAAAAACAGTTATATTTTAGAAAATTCTCTGAAAAAGTGATTCATTTCACGCTCAAAAACATCAGTATAAATGTTTTTGTCACTTTGTTTCTCGCCCTCTTTCGTGGCGGTAAATGTCCATCGTGAGACAGCAGGTTCACTGACAAGAAGTCCTTCTTGAGCAGGAAGGTTTAGGTAGTAACCCTTGACCTCATAGCCTTGGCTCTGCAGAAACTTTATAATCTGCGCTTGGGACATCTCTGCTTTGGTATACATCGTGATGATGCCTTGTTCCTCTTTTATTCGTATCATTTAATCTGTATTATTGATTTGTACAAATTGTTTTGTATAACCTGTTTGCAACATCTTGAGAGGTATGTCCATCATATTGAAATAGTGGCACATCATATTCAGGCACTTTAAATATGTCCCAATTTTCTGCTGAATAGTGATTTGAAATTAACCCAAAAGGAGTCATTGCACATACTATAAAATATTGTTTCTTCTTTCCAAAGCACCACTCTCCGCTGTTGTGTCTCCAGCTTTTATGTACCTCATATTTGTCTTGTTTCGCCCACTCATTGAAAAGTGCGGCATTGTATAACATTCTGAACTCATATAATTCATTAAATGTATGATACCCATCCGAAGTGTTACCGTCTATTTTCATATTTTTTTACTATATTAAAAGTTATTTTAAATCTTATCTGCCAGCCAGTATTTTTGATTGAGAAAAGTACTCGGGTAAGGCATCGCTGTTTTATCGGCTTTCTTCCCTTCTTTGAATTTAGGAATAAAGAGCAGAACCTCTATTTTTTCAGCATCCGTGAGGGCGTTCCATGCTTTCTGTGTCGCAGGTATCTTTCCCACCTTGTAGCCGTAGGCGTTCCAGAAGACCTCAAACCTTAAGTCTTTTGGCATTTCCAAGAAGTCAAAGTCTGGAATAGGACTCTCCATCCGTTTTAAAAAATCGGTCTCACTTCGGAGCTTATTCGCTTGTCTGAGGGCAACAGTTATGTCTTCCCATGTCCAGCAGGTATTGGATAACTCCACCTTTCGGAGCATCCCGAAAGTATTGTCATATCCAAGTGTTATTTTCTGCTCGCTGTCTTTGTGAATGATGATGTATTCTTTCATAATAGTTGATGAATTTTATTCTTTAACATATCCAGTTTGTTTTGTTCATAAAACCCTATTTCGCTGGTATTAGCTATGATAAGGCAGTTAAAAAGAGCGTCCATTTGGTAAAATTTTAAAGTAAGCGAAAGCTCTCTGCTATTGGGGTTATTAGTGTAAGTAAAGCATCTGCTGGTAAGAGTTTTAAAAAGCTCCTCCAAGATGGATTTTTGCACTTTTTCCTCCCTTGTCCGAGCAATACACTGACTGGCATTTCTTACTATGCGATGCACTAAAAACAGGGTTTCTGGCGCAATTTTAATTTTCGTTTTCATTTTCTTGGGTTTCGAATAAGAAAAAGTTTCGGGGAACTGTGTAAATAATCATCTCGCTATCAAAATGCTCCCATGAAGTATCTTTGCAGATACATTGTATTCCGTCTTTAATTTTAATATAAATGCCTTCGCCTTTCACTTCTAAAACCTTTTCTAAATCTTGGTTTAAAATCTTTATTATATCCATGTTTTTAATTTAAAATTATCGTTTCTTCTACGAGGCTGTCTGCGAGCCTTTTGGCAAAATTCAAATCTTTTTGAGCGTTCAGAAAGGCGTTATAAAGACTTGTCAGCCTTTCGGCAGGGATTTTGTTAAAATCATTTTCTTTTGCAGCTCTACAAGCGATAGCTTTCACATATTCCACGCTTGGTTTTTTGTTCATCTTCTCAAATACCCCGAAGATAGCCGCTATCAGTCTTTTTCTCTTCTTGTCCAGCTCTTGGGATGTTACCGAAGCTCTTTTGTTCAGCTCGTAATAAAGTTCATCTATTTCAGACGCTGTAAGCTCTTTTGCTGAACAGGTGCGTCCACTTGTGAAATCATAGATGATTTCTCCTCGTTGTTCTTGTAGTCCCTGTTTGGAGAGGGAGGTCATCAGTGCTTTGAGTGTTGCCATATCTAAATTTTATAATATCCATTTATTATTTTCCATTACTATTTGTTTCCGTTCTATTTCGACAACTTCTTTAGAATCTTCATCTATCCAACTTTCTTTAAAAAATATTCTACCTCGTAAAACCTCTTTTCCTCCCACTATCTCAATTCCTTCTTTATATTGCTGTTTTTTATCACAGAACTTCAGTTCTTGAATTTTTAATTCAACAATTTTTTTACGAAGTTGTATTATTTTCTTCTCGTTTTTTTCTATTTGATTTAGTAATGATTGCCTTGTCATTTTTTCTTTCAATTTTGCTCCGCTCGGGGGCTTGAACCCCGATGCCTGCCTGTGCGGAAAGGTTAGAATTTAATCCTCTTTTTTTGAAGCATCCAGCATTATTGCAAAATCAGAGATAAGCTCTCTTAATACTTCTTGATATTCTTCTTTGTTAAGTTCTTTTGTTTCTCTCTCGAAAAACTCTTTTACTGCTTCTGTGATTTCTTCTATTTTGTCCATTTTTAAATTATTTTTAAAAGTTATGTTACTCAGCATACATAGCCTTTACAGCAAACATGCACGCCTCCTCTAATTTTGTCTGTGCAAGGGAAATAAGCCTTTGCTTTTCTCCGCTTGCTGGAGCAGTATTTTTATCGCCTCTCTGTTGTTCCAGCCCGTCTATGATTTCTGCGATACGCTTCCTTGTAGTCTCTACTATCATTGGCTCCATTTCTCTATTTCTTAGGCCACATCTTTTCTGTCCTATTGTCATTTTAAATTAGTTTTAAAGGTCATTTAAATTACTCTTGTGGGAGAAGAAAACTCAAATCAATATCCTTTGAAAGTTCTGCACTGGTCATGGATAAAGGCAGGTTTCTTTCTATCCCTACGCCATCTACTTCCCATGCTTCTATAAACCATTTGGATAGTTTCGGTTTGTAGGCATTCTGGATGATTTCCACTCCTTTCTGAAAGTCCGTATCTGGATAATCTCTATCGGCAATTTGTCTCAGTTCCAGAACTTTTTTACTATCCAAATCCCCTTTACCATTTCTTTGTAAAAGGCGGTAAATAGAGGCTACTAATTTTTTAGAGTTTTCATCCTTAACCAATGTTCCTAAGAACTTGTGCACCATTTCCAAACCATATCCTGCCTCATCAGTGTAGCCGTCTGTAATTCGGTAGCCCAGCTTGATACTTTGCTTTCCATGAGTAATGGTATGGCTTTGCTGGTTTTTAGCCTTAATGCCCATTGTCTCAATTTTCAGCTTCAAGTAATTTTCAAAGGTTCGGAAAGTGACCTCCTTTATTTTTGTAATATCATCCGAAACGCTTTTAAGAAGTTCAAACATTGTTGGCACCGTTCCTGCTGCCAAGTCTTCCAATGCTTTTAAATCTTGGGCTTTTTTCTCTTTCTTGGCTTTTTCCTCCTCTTTTAGTTGGTTCTGTAAAGCCTTTTTCTGCTCATCCGTGAGCTGTGTGATGTCTATTGCTGTCATAATCTTTTATTTTTTTGTTTCTAATTTCTTTTTTAAAGTTTTTGTAAGGGTCTGCAGTCTTGCAGTTCTGGAGTAAGATTGCCAGCACTACGATTGTGAGCATTCTATAAATCATCGATATCATAATAAAGGGTTATCAATAGAATAGATACGAATGAAGTATAAGTAAAGGTAACTATTCCCCACATTACATCTTGTCGCCAGCAAATAGCACTCAACAAAAGCCCTATTAAAGCGATTAAAAGAGTGCTTTCCTTTCTGAATATATCAAACAGTTTTAGGATATAAACAGCGTGGGCTAATAGTAAAATCATAAATGTTATCATCTCTTTCATTTTTCTTGATTTTCTAATAGTTCTTTTTGTTTTTCTAATAATCCTTCCAGCTGGTTCTGTAGCTCTTTCCACTCTGCAAGGCTTTCCGCCTCTTCCATTTGTTTCTCTATTTCTTTTATCATCACTTCCAACTCCTCAAGGTCTGGCTCAAATAGTTCTGTCATATCTTTTCAATTTTAAATGCATTAAGATTTTGAATAAAGTAAGGTTTGCCGTCTTTCGATACACCTTCTTTTCCATAGATGCTGAAAGACACTTTTACTCGGTGACCTGGTTTGAAATCTGCCAGCTTTTGAATGTTATCATTTGTAAATTGTACTTTGGCTGCATTCTCATACTTTTTGCCTGTTCCTTGTTCGTAGGTAGATGTATCTAGCATTACTTCTACTTTGGAGAATGTTTCGCTTATCTGCTCTTTCTCTCCGATGTTTTTAATTGCTCCGTAAATTACCATTGTATACTTATTTTAATTGGTTTCTTTTAGTTCTGTTCCGTGATATAGCAGGGCTTTTTCTTCATCTATCATAATATTGCCACCTGGACACCTTCCTAAAACAGTCACTCGCATTCCTTTCGCTTGTACTATTATTTTACTCATCTTTCGCCAGTATCTTCCTGCTGCGGTATCTGGCATTCCTCTTTCCTCATGGCTTACAAAAATTATCAGCTTATCCTGGTGTTTCATCATCAGTTCTTTCAGCTTGGCTTTTGTAATCTCATCTACATACTTGGTGATGTTGTCTATGAAGATGATTTTTTGACATTGTCTTTTCTTCATTCTTTCCTCTATATCCTCCCATTCTTCATATTCTATTATTTTAAAATTCTTATTGGTGTCATTGATACCCATTCGTTTCATTGCTCCTGTGAAATGCTCACTGATACCCTCTTCTGCGGAGATATACAAGACTTTTCCAAACCTTGTAAGGTAGTTTGCCAGCATCAGCGCAAAGGTGGATTTCCCTTGTTTCTCATCTCCGTGGATTATCCAGCCTCCTGTGGTCTCTGGATTTCCAAATACTTCCTGCCAAATCCCCTCAAATTCAAACTTTTTAAACTTCTTAGAATAGGCTTGTTTTACACTTAATGCCTTCATTATGCTGCTTTCTGTATTTTTATTAAGGTTTCTAAATATCTAAGGCTCTTTATTCCATTATCTTTTTTAGTGAAACACTTTTTTACAAGGCTATTTATCTTGCTCTTGTCCTCCATGTTCTGGACTGCTACATCATAAAAGAGCTTTTCATAGAATTTCACTTTATCTTCTTTCACATCTGGCGTTATCCCTCTAAATTCGGAAGCGAAGCGGTCAAATATTTCTTTATATCCTACCTTGTGATTATTGATACCTCTCTGTATTTTCGCCCTTAGTCCATCAGCTCCCATCATATCCCAGCCACAGCGTCCGATGGTTCCGTTTATCAATCCTTTCAGCTCTAAGAATGCTGCGTAATCCAAATCTCCTGCTTCATCTATACAGATAAATACTTTCCCTAGATTATTGATGTAGTATTTTAGGTTTGCTAGGATTTCATTATAGTTTCCTATATCTCCGCATCCTATTTCTCTTGCTAGTGCTTTTATGAACAGCCTTTTTGTTTTACATTGAGAAGCATCCAGATAGAAAGCGTTTCTCATTTTAGAGACTAATATCTTCGCACAAAAAGTCTTTCCTATTCCGCAGTCATCCACTAGTATCAGAGACTTTGAGTTCTGCTGGCAGTAGTTAAAATCATCTTGCAGCTCAAGATAAACATCAGTCTCTACGGCGTTCCAATTATCATTATCTAATGTTACATTTAGTTTTCTTCCTATTGTCAGCCATTGGGTAGGAGACAGGAGTCCATCTCTTTCGCCTTTTTTCAGTCGGCTGAATACAGCTCCATTGATATTGAGAGTTTTAGCATAGGCACTGTCCGATCCACTGTATCGGCTTTTACCTTCTATTATCGCTAGAGCGATGGCTTCTTTTAGTTCTGTTGATATTTCCATAACAATTATTTTTTTATCTAAAGTTTGCTGAAAGCCCTTTTGAGAGTCTTCCTGTTTGTATTGGTATTTGTTCTGTTTCTTCGGTTTCGGTTTCTATCTTCTTGGCTGGTTCTTCACGAGGGGTGTAGCTTTCCAGCCCTGGAATGACAAATTTGTTATTCAGCACCTTGCTTCGGCGGTCTATCACGGTCAGTCGGTCTATATCATTCTTTCTGTCTCTCATGTAGGCGTTTACAGTGTTTTCATATGCAGACATTATTTGTCGGTTGATTTTCCCTGTGTCGTCTAGTTCATGATAAGCACGGCTGTAGGTAGGTTTCGGAAGCAGTTCGCAGATAAGCATATCATCATAATAAACCATCGCTTTCAGCACCTCTCCATCGTTCCCATCCAGCCAGAAAATCTCAAAGCTTTTTCCTTCTATATATTTCATCAGCCTTATCAAATCCTCTCCAAGGGCGATTTCTCCCGAAAGTCCCAGCAGATACTCACTGCTTCTGAATGTGGCATTAAAGTAACCAAGACGGAAACAGATAAAGATGAATCTCTCAACCG